CACGGTCCAACGCATCACCAGCGGTCATTAAAGCCCTCATGGAAGGCATTACGTCCATATCATAAATAGCTTTTCTTAACTCTTCCGCTTCTCCTGTTTTAAATTTAACTCCTCTTTTTTTCCAGAAACCCATGTACCTGTCTATCGTTTCGTCCCATGTTTCCCTACGGGTTTCAGTAGGTATATAACGGGCGTAACGGCTCTTGTGAATGTACTGTTGATAGCTATCCATAGTTAAATGTATTCTCCTCAATTAGTTTTTTTAAGTACCATTCGGCCTTCTTAAGATCCTCAACACCGTTTTTATATTTATACCTATGGAGGTACTTAGTTACATTGCCCTCAAGGTAATCTGAAAACCCGTCACCTAGTTGTTGTTTTATGTACTCAATAGCTTCAAGTCCACCTTTATTGTAATGTGGTGGATGATTTACATTGTCTTCCTGGTTTTCCTTTGGAAACATAGTGTTGTCCAACGCACTGTCGGACGGATGATACAAAGATCCAGTAATAGTTTTAGATTTCTGTGCAGACATTAAACAATCCTCTTTTTTATCCGGTCCTCGAAATGCTTTGTCCCACTCTTGAGGTGTAGCATTATTTATGCTCATAAGACTTTACTGCTGTAATCCATTAATGATACATACCATAAACATAATAGAACCGCTACGACACCTAATGCTATTTTATTATGAAATTGCATAACTTACTCCCAATAACCGTTTTGGTATTTGTCGGGTAATGTATCTCTGTCCACTAACTCATCAAAATCCTCGATACACACATCAATATCATCTTCATCATTCATGTTTCCATCTCCTCTATTTCCAGTTGTAATTTTTCAATACGGTTAATTACTTTATCTTCAAATCTGTCAACTAACTCTTCAGAACTAATATCTAATAACTCTATTATATCATCTATTTCGTATCTAGTCAACAGTTTTTCTCTTAATTCATCTAGTGTGTACATAATTCATCAACTCCTCCACTTGACTAACGGAGAAATATTTGAACTTCTCCTTATCACACCATTGAGCCATTGTCATCTTAGATCCTTTTCTTACTTTCTTGTTTGGATCACTTAGGACAAACACTAATTCAGCGTCCACTGTATCCCTTATGGACTTGTACTTTAGTGTATCTCCAGCCCTAAAATAACCTTTACATTCAATCATAAGTCCACTGGTATGTACAAAATCAGGTTTATATTTACGATAAACCGTATAAGGTACATCAAAAGGTTCATAAGTAAACTCCCCTTTAGGCACTACTGTTGCAAATGTTTTCTCAAGTCCGGAACGATACACGTTACGCAACTTCCTGTAATTGGATTTCCGGTACTTTCGGCTCATTCTTTACCACTCCTAAAAATCTTGGTCCTGTTGAATACTTAAAAGCCCTAAGATTAGGCCAACATGATTGCTTAAACTGACAATAAGAACACCCCATACTTAACTTCATATTGCCTGAAGAACCATCAGGTATCAATTCATAGCAATGCTCCGGTGCTTCCTCCTGTTCCACAACTTTCTTAATTGTTTCCATTCGTTCTTCTATATCATAATCCATGTACTTATGTACTGGAGCTTGATTGTCCTCCAAGTCGTACTGAAGAACCTCCAAGTATCCGTTTTGTTTGTCCATAGCTAACCAAGCTATCTTGGTGTCACCTTCAGAATGGGCGTATGCTTTAAGTTGCGCTACATAACCAAAGGGATCATCCATAGCCAGTGAGCCGTCCTTGAATTTCTTGAATCCATAGGTACTTGTGGACTTAACGTCAACCAATGTACCATCAATTCGACAGTCCATGTGGCCTTTGACTCCAGCTACTTCACAAACTTTCTGTTCTCCTTCAACCTTATGTCCTGACAACTTGACAAAACATAATAACATTTCCTCAATCAAATGACCGTACATGAATTTAACTAATGTATGAGGTAATATTCGTTCTTTAGGAACTCTGTTAATAGTGTTCCACAAGTAACGAAAACCTTTGCCACTAGCGGATAATCTAAGTCCTGACCTAGTATAATCCTTGTTGACAAATTCCTTACGCATTAGTTTTTTTACGTTTTCACCAAATTCCTCAATAACTTGTTCAGCGTCAACGTCCTGCGATACACGTTTGTACATCATCAATTTATAGATGTCCTGAACCAATGTATATATGTTTTTCATTTTTAAAATTCTCCTATACATTGTTGTTCTATTACCCAAGATTTAGGTATGCTAATTTCAGCATCTCCTTCCGTTATTTCCTTGTCTTCCCCTAAAATAAAATGAGGACATATAATTATGTAGTTTTCAGTTTCTTTTAAAATTGTTCCACAGGACAATACTGTAGCTGTTTTAAGGTTTTGAAGTTCTGTAATATCTCTCCATCCAATATTAGAACCTCCTGTAGCGTCTTGCCATATAACTAAATGTATTTTCATTCTCTATGCTCCACCCACCAGCATTTTCTAGTGGCAGGGTTAAAACCTAATCGTTGAACCCCTAGTTTTTTTTGTTCTTCAGTTCTTTGTCCAGGAAGGTCAGTAGGGTTAATGTCCGTCTTTGTCCTATATTTTGGATTTCCGGTTTTAACGTCAACCAAAATAAACTCTCCTGTTTTTCTACTCCAGACAATAATGTCTACAGGACCATCGCTGCCATAGTTCCTAAATGCTTCGTACCCTTGATCCCATAACCAGGTTACTGCATAGAGTTCTGCAAAGTCTCCTTTACGGTTACATGACATTTCATCATTAGTGAGTTTCCGACCAATTACTTCCGACATGATATTCCCCTATGTTTACTTTTTATAATCAATATGTCTTATAATTCTTGATCCGTCTCTTTTATCTCCTGCATAAAAGACAAAACCTAATTTTTCTAGTTCGTTTGGCCTAGAAGTTATGGAACTAGAAGGCATCTCAGGAAAGCGTTTAGTCATTTCTCTAATTGTTATTCCTTTAGCTCCTGCTTCCTCAATTAAATTTAAAACAAAAGTTCTGCTTTTAGATAAATTAATAGAATATGCTGCTTCTTTACTTGTTTTTGGGTCAGTTTTTCTATGTAATTTATGTGGACTTATGTTGTCAAATATATTTTGTTGTTTCATCTCAGTGTGTTTCAGACCAGTTATTTCCGACATGATATTCCCCCGTTAGTGGACATCTTAAGTTAAAGTGCAAACCTGCCGCTTCAATACATGACACAGCTAAGTGACCAAACTTGTCAGCTTGATCCGCTTGAACTTCAGTTTGTATTTCGTCATGGATGTTTCCCACAAAGCTATAGTTAATTTTCCATTCCCTAGCAAACTTATCCAGCAGTATCAGTGCTTGCTTCATTACAATAGCACCTGCCGCTTGGAGTAAAGTATTAAGGCTTGCATGTTCTGACCTAATTTCGAGACACCTTCCGTCAAGTCCTCTAATAGTTCCTGAACTTCCTCTTTTTCTAATTCTGTCTTGTAAATCAGCGAGTGCTGGAGTGGAAGCAAGGAATCTTTTTCTAAGTTCAGTGCCTCGACTTCTACGTCCTCCGACAAGTTTTCCAAGTTTTTCATCACCTGCCCCGTAAAGGAAAGCATAGATAAAAGTTTTTGATGTATCTCTATCTGGAAGTCCTGCTGCTCTTTGGTTAACTGTGTGGATGTCTCCATTAACTATCTCCTTAGTGTACTCTGGATCTTTCATATAATGTGCAAGCATCCTTAATTCCAAACCTGATGCGTCCACTCCTACTAATTTATGACCCACAGGAACAGTCCAACAACTCCTGCACTCTTTACCAAACGGGCTATAGCCAGCAGGTGTTTGGGCAAGATTAGGTTTAGAGTGTGTCATACGTCCGGTTACTGCTCCGTTTGTATTAACATATCCTCTAACTCTACCGTCATGTTCCATTGCATCAACCCATGATTTAACTTGAGCAATCCTTTTTTGAACCAAAATATATTCCGCTATCATTTTGGCTTCCGGTATGCCTTTGACCTTAGACAAAGTAGCTTCATCCACAATAGGTTGGCCTGTTTCCGTAAAAGTCTCAGGTTTCCAACCAAATCGTTTTAAATGTACGCCAATCTGTTTTCTGGAGGCTAGGTTAAACGGTATGGATTCTATCCTGCTAAACTCACCACATACATCCTGCCAGCTATCACCCAAAAACTTCAGTCCTACTGTTGACAGGTTTCCGTCCTTCTTGTACTTAGGTTTCACCTGTTTAACAAAAGTAGGTAGAGGTTTGAAAGTTTTATGTACTTCCTCCTCCAAAGCAAATTGTTTCTCCTTTAGTTCCGCTAACAGATCAAATGCCTGACGCTCATCCAAGAGCCAACCATTGCGAATCTGCTGCTGTATTATGAATTGAACTTTATGCTCCAAATCAATGCTTTCCTGAGAAAAATCACGCATCTCAGTCATCAGTTTATAGTGGGTATATTCAGTTACTGTTACGTCCTGAATACAGTAATCAATCATTTCCTCAGTTAACTGTGACCAATCACTATAATCACCCTTTGGGAAGCTCAAACGCTCACCCCAAGACCTCAAACTGTGTCCTCCTTCTCTGGATGGGTTAGACAACCTGGATAACACTAAAGTATCTATTACCCTCTCAGACTCCACAGAAACGCCCCAGAGCGATTTTAGCACAGGGAGGTCGTACCCTATTAGATTATGTCCAACTACGCTCATACGGCCTCTCAGAGCTTCCTGGAGG